GTTTCGCGGATACATGGGTGGCAACTGGACGGCCGCGCTGGAAAGCGATCCTGTGGTCAAGACGCTTGAGGTCGGGGCTTATATCAAGGTCGGCAACCGCGCCCGGGTCAATGACGCCGGCAAGGCGCTGCTGCTGGCACACGCCATTCGTGGCGACCTCGATCACCTGGGGGCCAACGTCAATCTCAAGCGCCTGGTTATTCAGGCCGAGGATCTGCTGGCGGTGCCGCCGGTGCCCAAGGTCATGGAAGACGACGATCCGTTTCGCGAACGCATTCAGCTGGCCTATGAGGGCTTGACCACAGCCGGCCCACGTAACAGCTACATCCTGCATGCGCGTAACGCCTCGGGGTTGGTAGCAGACGCGACGGCCGAAAGCCCGAAGCCTTGCTACGTTACCGTAACGGTGCTGGGGCTGGACGGGGAAGGCGAAGCGCCGCCGGATCTGCTAGCGACGGTGGCCGCTGCGTTGAATGACGATGACGTGCGCCCGGTCGGTGATCGTGTGACCGTGCAAAGCGCGCAGGTGATCCGCTACGAGATTGACGCCATCTTGCATATGGCCAGCGCCGGCCCGGAAGCGGATGCCAGTTTGGCCGAAGCGAAAAGCCGGTTAGCCGGTTGGATCAATCCACGCAAGCGGCTGGGCGTGGAGGTCGCACGCTCCGCTGTTGACGCTCAGTTGCACGTTGCCGGCGTTGCCCGGGTTGAGTTGGTCGGGTGGCAGGACTTGGCCCCGACCAAGGCTCAGGCGGCGTTCTGTACGCGCTACAACGTGAGGCTGGCGGGCTGATATGAAAAGTCTACTGCCGCTCAATAGCACGCAACTGGAACGGGCCATGGAGGCTGCGTTTTTCGAAAAGACGATTGTCCCACTGCGCGACCTCTACAACCCCGACACCTGTCCGGTGCATCTGCTGCCGCATCTGGCGTGGGCGTGGTCGGTGGATCGGTGGGATTACCGATGGTCTGAGGCGACAAAACGCGCGGCCATCAAAGCCTCGTTCTACATCCACAAGCACAAGGGCACGATCGGCGCGATACGCCGGGTGGTCGAGCCGCTGGGTTATCTGATCGAGATTATCGAGTGGTTCAACACCGTGCCCGAGGGTGTGCCGGGAACGTTCGCGCTGAAAGTCGGCGTGCTGGAAACCGGCATTACCGAGGAAATCTATCAGGAGCTGGAGCGCCTGATTGACGACGCTAAGCCCGTGACCCGGCAATTAGTCGGATTGGCCATCAGCCTCGAAACAAAGGGCAATTTAGATATCGCCGTGTCCCTGTATGACGGCGACGAAATCGACGTTTACCCGCCCGTCATGCGTGACATTGAGGTCACTGGCAGCTTTGGCGTGGTCGGCCGCGAACACACCATAGACACTCTGGATATTTATTCATGATTGATGCGAATTCGCAGTTTTTAGCCATCCTCACGAATGTGGGCAGGGCCAAACAGGCGAATGCCGACGCGCTCGGTATTGCCTGGAAGATCACAGAAATGGGCGTGGGTGATGGCAACCCGAACGGGCTGGCGGATCCGCCGAATCCCGTGCCGGCGGCTACGCAAACCCGACTGTTAAACGAGTGGCGACGCAAGCCCCTGAATCAGCTACGCATCGACCCGGTCAACACGGCGGTGATCATCGCCGAGCAGATCATTCCGGCCGATGAAGGCGGTAAGTGGATCCGCGAAATCGGCCTGTACGACGCGGACGGTGATCTGGTCGCCGTGGCCAACTGCGCGCCGAGCTTTAAGCCATTGCTGTCGCAAGGTTCGGGTCGCACGCAAGTGGTGCGGATGAATTTCATTGTGTCCAGCACCGGCAACATCACGTTGAAGATTGATCCGGCAGTGGTACTGGCTACGCGGGAATACGTCGATTCGCGCCTTCTGGAAGAGCTGGGCAAGCTGGACATGAAACAGTCCGTGCGCGTGGCCACCACGGTCAACATCAATCTGGTGGGCTTGCAAACAATTGATGGTGTCGCGCTGGTCGCGGGTGATCGGGTGTTGGTGAAAGACCAATACGTACCCAAGAACAATGGCCCATATGTGGCGGCGATCGGGTATTGGGTTCGCGCAAAAGATGCGGATAGCAACATCAAGGTGACACCCAATCTGACAGTGGCGGTCGAGGAAGGCGCTACGCAGGCTGATACCGCTTGGCAACTGGTGACAGATGGCCCAATTGTGGTGGGCACCACGGCGCTCACGTTCAAGGACATCACCGACGGACTGGCCCGGTTGATGTCGCCGGCTTTATTGGGCATCCCGACCGCGCCGACGCCGGCGCTGTTCGACAGCAGCAAGTTGCTGGCTACAACAGAATTTGTCGCGCGAGCCGCTGGCAATTATCGAGGCTTCACCAGTTTGACGGCAGCGGCCTCGCTGACGACAGCGTCGGCCGGCACGCTGGTCACCGTAATTGGCTCATTTACGATCACGCTGCCGCTGGCCAGTACCATGACATATGGCGGTGCAATCCACTTTCTAAACATTGGTGGTGGCGTCGTTAACGTTGAGTGTGCGGGTGCGGATTCGTACAACGTCGGCGGCGGTGCCCATCCCGTCAGCATCCCTTTGCAGCCTGGCGCTTCGCTGACGGTGGTGACCAGTCCTACTCAGGCGGCGTGGTGGGCGTTTGGCACAGCGCAATTGCAATTTGCCAAGGTGAACGGATACACGGCCCCGCAGTTCGACAACAGCAAGTTGTTGGCAACGACCGAGTTTGTCCAAGGAACGCTGGGCAACTGCAAGGGATTGGTGGTGGTTTCTGCCAACACCGTGCTGACACCTGCGCAGGTCGGCAGCTATGTGACGTCGAACGTCGGTACGGGGTCGGTCAATGTCGGCTTGCCGCTACTTAGCTCGGTGGCTCCCGGTTCAACTTTCGTTATCACGCACTCGTCGACAGCAATGGCGTCGTTTGCAGTGGCGACATCTGGCGCTGATTCACTTGTCTTTGACGGGCTTGGCGGTACTGCGGCGCCTTATGTGATGGCTGTAGGTGAGGTTCTTACTGTCGTTTCCACCGGGGCAGCGTGGAAAGCTTCGGGCGGAAATGGTGCGCGGTTTCTTAAGAATGGTGGCGGATTCGCGCTCAACGCTGGTCAGAATGGCGTTCAAAAGTTGCCGTCTGGCCTTATCGAACAGTGGGGCACTGCCACCACCGACGCCAATGGTTACGCGTATATAAGTTTTACCTCGGCTTTCCCGAACGCGGTTTTGAGTATCATCCCCGTTCATGTGGGTACGTTGCCGTTGATGGCTTGCGTTGTTTATGGATCGGTAACGAAATCGGGCTGCACTCTGCGTTTGCAGAACGCAAGTCAAGCATTCGATAAGGGCTGGAGCCTTTACTGGCGGGCAATAGGGTATTGATATGGACGAAGTAGTATTTTTTAGCCCTTCAACCTGCGGCGCTTACACGGTGGCTATGCACGGTGAAGACATGCCGAGCGACGTGGTTGAGGTGCCGGCGAGCGTCTGGCAGTCATTGCTATCGGAGCTGTCGACTAGTCCGAAAATGATGTCGTCAAGGCCTGATGGTTATCCGGTGCTGATCGATCCGCCATCGCTCGATACGGAAGCGCTGGAGTCTATCGAACGTGCCTGGCGCGACGGGCAATTGGCGTCGACTGATCCGCTGGTGTCCCGGCATCGTGACGAGGTCGAGGATGGTGGTTCAACCACGCTCGCTGCAGAGCAATACACCGAGCTGCAAACGTACCGCCGGCAGTTGCGCGACTGGCCGCAAGGCGATCAATTTCCGCTCGCTGAACATCGTCCGCCGGCGCCGCCTTGGCTGGCCGAACAAACCACCTAAACGCCCCGCACTGACGGGGCGTTTTCTATTCCGTTACGCGTAACGCATTCACCCCACACAGCCTCGCTTATGCGGGGCTTTTTCGTTTCTGGAGATTGGAATTTATGAGTTTCTTTCACGGCGTCACGACCACTGATGTCAAGACGGGAGCGCGCACCATCTCGCTGCCGTCTTCGTCGATTATCGGCCTGTGCGACACCTTCACACCGGGCATGCTCGGCGGCGGTACGGCCAAGGCCGGCGAACTGAAGTTGATCACCACCGAGCGCGAAGCCATTGCCGCCTTCGGCGCCGATTCGGCGATCACCAAGGCCTGTCAGGCGATCTACGTCAAAGCCAAGGCGGTGATCGTCGCCATCGGCGTGGCCAAGCTGGAAGACCCTGCGCTGCAAACCTCGGCCATTATCGGCGGCGTTCTGGCCTCGGGGCAGCGCACCGGTTTGCAGGCGCTGCTCGACGGTAAAAGCCTGTTCAACGCCCAGCCGCGATTGCTGATCGCCCCGGGCCACACCGCGACTCAGGCGGTGGCCACTGCGCTCGACAGCGTGGCGCAGAAGCTGCGCGCTATCGGCATCATCGACGGCCCGGGTACGACCGACGAGGCCGCTATTGCCTACGCCGAGAACTTCGGCAGTCGCAACCTGTTCATGGTTGACCCGGGTGTGAAGTATTGGGACACCGTCACCAGCTCGACGGTCGACGCGCCCGGCTCGGCTTGGGCGGCTGGCCTGTTTGCGTGGACGGATGCTGAATACGGTTTCTGGGCCTCGCCATCGAACAAGGAAATGACCGGCATCACCGGCACCGGCCGCGCGGTCGAGTACCTGGACGGCGACGAAACTTGCCGTGCCAACCTGCTCAACAACGCCAATATCACCACGATCATTCGCGATGACGGCTACCGCCTGTGGGGCAACCGCACGCTGTCGAGCGATCCGAAGTGGGCTTTTGTTACTCGCGTTCGAACGCTGTTTATCCTCATGGATGCGGTGCAGGCCGGGCACAAATGGGCGGTCGACCGCTCGATCACCAAGACCTACGTGACCGATGTAACCAACGGTCTGGATGCGTTCATGCGCGACCTGAAAGCTCAGGGCGCGATCATCAACTTTGAAGTGTTCCCCGACACCGAGCTGAACACGGCCAGCCAGATCGCCCAGGGCAAGGTGTATTGGCGCATCCGTTTCACCGACGTGCCGCCGGCAGAAAACCCGAATTTCCTTTTCGAAGTCACCGATCAATGGATGACCGAAGTGCTTGAAGCAGCCTAAGGGGGCGTAACCAATGATTCCTCAAACTTTGTACAACACCAATCTATTCGTCGACGGTGTGAATTTCTCCGGCGACGTCCCGAGCCTGACGCTGCCCAAGCTGACCACCAAGACCGATGAATATCGTGGGGGCGGCATGGCCGGCCCCATCGAGATGGATCAGGGTCTGGAAAAAATGGAAGCGTCGTTTGTCACCAAAGGCGTGCGCCGCGAGTCGCTGAAATACTTCGGCCTGGCTGATGGCACGGCGTTCAACGCCACGTTCCGAGGTGCCTTCAAGGGCCAAAAGGGCGCGGTGACAGCGGTCGTTGCCACCTTGCGCGGCCGCCTCAAGGAACTGGATCTGGGTGACTGGAAAGCCGGCGATCCCGCCGAGATCAAGCACGGCATTGCCGTCACGTACTACAAGCTCGAAATCGACGGGCGCCTGATGTACGAAATCGACATGGTCGCCGGCATTCAGGTGATCGACGGCGTAGACCAACTGCTCGAAGTGCGCAACGCGCTCGGCCTGTAAGGATAGATTCAGATGACCAAAGTAATCGCTACAAACCTGCCGGCCTGGCTGTCGCTCAGTGCGCTCAGCGCCGTCGTGACCCTGACCCGTCCAAGTCAAGCGAACAGCGTCGACGTTGAGACGTTGACCCTGCGCAATCCGACCGTGCGTGAGGTGCGTGCGGCTGACCGTGCCGCCAACGGGGACGATGAACAACGCGAACTGATGCTGTTCGCAGGTCTCGCCGAAGTCGGACTGAAGGATCTGGAAGGTCTCAAGCTGGCGGATTATCGCCGCGTGCAGGCGGCGTATTCGCACCTGGTGCCGAAAACCGATTATTCGGACTCGATGCCGGCGTGGTTGTCGCTGACCACCGATCAGGTGCAGGTAACGCTGTCGTGCCCGAGCGAAATCAACGGCGTGACCGTCGACAAGCTGGCCTTGCGTTCGCCGACCGTGGGCGACGTGCGGGCAGCCAACCGTGCAGTGGGTGGTGATGATGAGCAGCGCGAACTGGTGTTGTTTGCGGCGTTGTCCGGTGCGCCGGTGGCGGATCTGGAGGGGCTGAAGCTGGTGGATTTTAACCGCTTGCAGGCCGGCTATTTTCGCATGGACAACGACGACGGGCTTTAACCCCAGCGTTATCAAGTCAGCGGCGAAACGTCTGGCGGCGGAAACCGGATTTTCCGCCGCCGAGATCCAGTCGATGCCGTTTGCGGACATGGTGTGGTGGCTCACGGATTGAGCCGCTTTGGGTAGTGCTGGGCACATGGGGGCCATCACATGGCAAACAAAATCGCCCTCGGGCTGGTGATCGGCGGCGCCGTCAGTTCGACGGTCGGCGCCGCGTTCAAAGATGTGACCGGGCGTATCAAACGCCTTGAGGCGGAAGGCAACAAAGCGCGCGTGCTGCAGCGCACGATTGGCGACACCATCCGCCTGCGCGAAGAATGGAAAAAGGCTCACGACACCGGCGCTGCCGGCGCGTCCAAATTACTCAACCGCTTGAACTCGAACCTCGACAGCTTGAAAAAGCAGGGGGTCGAAGTCGGCCGGCTGGAAAAAGCTTATCGCTCGATGGGGCAGACGGCCAACAAAGCCGAGCTGAAAGCCAAGGGGCATCAGCAGATTGATTCTGGTGTAAAGGGCATGAAGGGCGCCGTCGGTGCAGCGGTGGTCGGCGTCGGTGCCATGGCAGTGCCGACCAAGGTCAGCGC